CTTATTTCCTTGTCAGGAGAGTATGCTGAATTTGCTAAACGTTTTGTGTCAGCTGACATGGACCTTTCACCTTGATCTTTAAAAGAGTATGGATCGATTTTTTCTAACTGAGCTATTTTATTACAAAATGTTCGGAAAAGAAATATTGATCTCGTACCCTTTTTAAAGATTCTTGGTTTTGGTTCAAGAACCGTAGGTCATATAACTCAAAGATCAGTTATTAAATTCTGAACGAATCAAACTGTCTTTAAAGTTTTATGATCTACATGTAGACTATCGCCGCGCGATCTATTTAGGGGTTTGTATTCTCAGTTGGATTATTGAACATATCCAACGTTGAGTGCTTACTCTAGATGACACAAAGCGACAACTAGTCTATGGAAAGGACTTTTGGAACCTATACAAGAGAGTTTGAATAAACATCATATCCCTACTCATTTCAATGTCATGTCCACCGTTGAGTTAAGAGCTGTTAAACAGCTTGCAACTCATTGGGTAAGAGACTTATTAAGTTTTTCAACTACTCATAAAGTAGACAAAATAACTTATAAGGGTCTTATAAAACATGAATGGATTGAGTGTGTGGAAGATTTTATTTCAAAAGTCTTTTGAGGTTCACCCTTTTACGAGTACCTTTGTTGAGGTAGACGGGGCGACTGGTTTAAGAAAGGGGATAATATCCTTGTATTGCATGCTTGACAAATCAATATTGACGATCTGTTGAAGGTTTATTACGATAATCCTAAAACATGATTAGTTAATACTGATTGAAAAGTCAAAGCATGTCCTCAAACCGTCGATCATATGTTTAAATCGCTTCCTTCAGAAGATCTGAAGTTGCATGTAGTAAGAGAAATGAGAGATTTATGTAAATCTATGGACCTTTATAAAAAGGCCTTAGATATACGTCTTAATGACGTTAAATTTCTCCCTTTCTTTACTGCAAAGACTAGTGCGCAAGGTAATTTTGCGAAAGTAATTAAGACGAAATCAGGTATCGAATTACCAATGAAAGGTGATATGTATTATCATCCTTTCCTGAATAAATGAATACCTATTTCTTCTATTACTAAACGTTAATTACCTTAGACATGAAAAGATCTCTGTTGAATAATTAGAAGATCCTAA